ATATCGTCACCATAGACACGCACCTTTCCCACAAAGTTTGGTATGTCTTTGTGGTCTAGTCGTGTCTTGGACGCTCGCTCGATGCCGAGGAAGACAACGGTCAAGAAGACCATTGCTTCCAAGGGGAAAGTGAGCGCCGAACCCATAGACGCATACTTGGCTAGCTCTAACGAGCCATGACCAGGTACGTCAGCCTTCTCACTCCGACAAGCCATTACACCGCGTAGTAGATGCGGCGCTTTGGCTAGAAGGTGTGATACATGCTGCTTGGAAACACGATCACTCGCTTCGCTCAAGTCGAGCGTAGCTAAATCAAGATGGAATGAACCATGGCAAGCCATGGAACGATTCGTCTCCTGATCAGTGAATCCAATGAGCTCGTTAAGGATGTCATCCTCAGCGATCCCATTGACGAGGGCTTCACATAGACCTTGCTGTACGTACTGTCTGTACGTTGGCTCGATCGCAATGATCCTCGGTGCTTTCAATGTCTTAGGCACTTGAACCACCCTGACGGGTAGTTCGTCGCCAGGTTCCAGATAGATCGGCCCCCTCTCATCTTCAAGAAAATGAGAGACCGAAGGGTAGAGATAATCCATCGCTGGAAAATACTCTTCCAAACGGTTGGTCCAAACGCGAATATCGTACTTAGCATTACCAAGTACTTTGTCCGCGGTTGCACCAGGACCATGTTTCGGCACAATGTCGCCGTCAAAGACCTTACGGTCCACGTCGACTAGGAGAGGAGCTCTACTAGAGTTCCTATCCGCGTGCAGATACAAGGTATTCGCCATCCTTTCAAAGTCGTCCCACATCCAGCGGGACTCATTGAGAGTGAACGAATGATTGCCAACCTCTCTGTCACACTTGACAAAGTCTCTAAAGGCTTTCAAAGATCGGTCGTGTGAACAACCGAGCTCAAGCTTCTTAAACAGGTAGCATACCTGTCTAACGGCTTGGATCGCCTCTATTGACGGTTCGTCAAGCAAGACACCACTAACACGGTCGAAGACTTGACCGGTCAAACCTTGCAGTAGTGCAGGGAGCGACCCGGACTTCTTGAATCCAAGAAAGCCCGATGGGTCTACGCAACCAAGATCGAGACTTCTCTCGAAGTCCCGACCAAAGTTGGGTAGGGTTATCGTTAAGAACGATAGCCCTTCGTCTTCAACTCGGCTAATGACAGTGTTTAGGTCATTAGTGGTGCTAGTGCGACACTGGATGCTCGTATCTTCGAGCACCCTTCCTAGGAGCAACACATGGCTTTTCATCCAATCCCCTTCAGGGGTAATGGAGTCCAAGGTCATAGTGCTCTCTGCGTCATAACGCATCTCTGCGTAGTTAGACGTTCCTCAGCTTTCTCCACCAAGGACCTTGGTGAGGTTAGCGCCCGAGGAGGCAGACAACCACGCAACGAGTGCGTCGACGACTGCCTTACGGGTAGCCACATCGAACCCAATCAACGGCGTGTCAACCACGAGCTGGACGCTCATGGAAGTCGCGTAGTTGGTAGTGGGGACGAGCGGGTCGGCCGCAATGATGGTTTCATCAATGCGAACAACCGATCGGTTGCGCTTTCCCTTTTGGTGGGAAACCTTGAACTGGATATCACCGTCGCTAAGCGCGAAGATGCTACCCCGCTCAAGAACACTCACTCGCGGAAGCGAGTAGGTGTCCGAACCAATAGTGAGGCTCTGAGGATCAGAGAGTGCCATAACGATTTACTCCTGGGTTGATTACCACAATCAACCGAGTTGTCAATTGTGGGCATTGCTTTTACGTCTTTCTCAAGACGTTGCACAAGCTCGATCATTC